GCAAATGTACAAGTGAATTCCTCAATTGCATCATTTGAACTCCAATCTAGGTCGATTGGTGCTAAGTCTAATGGAAATGTGCCAACAAATTTATATCTCTTTAATTCGTTGCCTGTTTTTCCATATTGAATAACACTTGCATCAACAGCATATCCGTTAGAATTTCTTGCTGATGCACTTCTTAGATTACCTGAATGACTATTGATTGCGTTCATCCAATTCTCTAAAGAATTTCTGATGACAAAATCTTCATCATTAATAATTGTTAATGTCCAGTCTGTAAACGTTCTGTTACCAGCAAACTTCATTTCACGCCCGAAGTAAAATACTGGTACAGTACCGATTGACGAACCTGGTAGTTGAGCTGTTTTGGCCATAAAAGTTATTTTTTGGCCAGCAACTGTTGCGTTTGTTACGCTTGATGGGAATATTAAAGAGACAGAGAATAGATTTGGACGGGCACCGTCACCAATCATATTTGCTCTGAATTCTGCTACATTAAATGACATTGTTTTCTCCTATCGTTTATTTATTAAGCTGCGCCAACGATTGTTACGAAATCAACACCAGTACCAACAGCGACAAAATTCAACTGAATGTAGTTGATTGAACGTGCAGGTTTAAGGTAGATATCTCCAACGAATTGGTTACTATCAATAACTTGTTGTGTATTATTTGTTGAATCGCAAACAACTCTAAAATCTGTCAAACCACGGCGACCTTGAATGTCACGCAAGAATGGTGAAACTAGAGCAATAAATTGTGCTCTTGTGAATTCATCGTTCAATTCAAACATTGAATATTTGGCAGCTTGTGCAATTGCCTTTTCAAGTGTAATAAACAAACGGCGAACGTTGATTCTATCGAATGCAGAAGGCTTGGCCAACAAAGTTTTATCACCAAACAATACTGTTCCTTGACCTGGGAATGATACAACTGGATTAACGCCTGCTGCATATAGTGTGTCTCGGAATGATTTGTTTGGATTCCATGCCAATTTGATACAGTTTTTAATTGCACCACGATTGTAACCTGCTGGTGAGAACCATGGATCACGAATGTTATCTGTGTATACACATAGACCAGCAATGTCGGCGTTTAATGGTATCCAACGATATGTGTTATTGTATTTGTCAAATTGATATTTCCAACCAGAATCGGCCATAACATAAGAAGAACTTCTTGATAGTGTTGTTAACCAACTTTGAATGTTGGTTGTTTCGCTTCCTGATTTATTAACAACGTCAACGTAACGTGGTGAAATAAAAGCAACACAATCTCCACGACCAACAGCAATGTTGTCGATAACATATTGTTGAACTGTAACTGAATGTCCACCAGTTAAAATTAATGACACATCAATATTTTCTTTATTTGAAAACAAATCATAAGAAGAACTAATGTTACCATCTGTAGGTGCCACGGTTGAACCTGTGCTTAAATTAATTACCTGATTTGTTGCTGGATTTGCAAAAGTTCTACCTGCTGCGGATTGGCCCCATGTGGCACTTGTTGTTGCATAGTTAACTGGATCCATTGCATAAACATATTTTGAGTTATTAAAAATAACTTGTTTATAATAGTTAGTTAGACCATTAATAACTGCATCATATGCCGCAGATACAAAACCATATGTTTCTAAGACTGAACCAGCAGAACCGGTAAACAAACCATCTTGGTCAATAACAACGATGTGCATCTCATCATTTACACCATTAACAGAATCAGCAAAATCTGATGTTCCTGGTGCCGATGTGAAATAGTTCTTGTATGTCCATGTGCTATATGTCGCTGTGTTCGCACAAACAGCAATAGAGATTGAGTTTCCTAAAACACCAGGATATCTGGCCGCAAACGGACCATAATCATTACCGTTATTAGTTAAAAGATATGAAGCTTCATAATCATCTTCATTTTTAATTTGTACATTTAATGTACTGCCATCGGTTGCATTGTTTGCTAATGCACCAACTGAACGAACCAAATTTAAATTATTGCCATAAGACAAAAAATTTGCCACAGTAAAGAAAGATACTGCTGAATCAGCATTTGGTTTACCATATGTACTAACGAGTGTTATTTCACTGTCTACTTGTTTTACTTTGTCTGCTGGACCCCATTGAAATATTCCAGCAAATGCACCAGCGGTTTGTTGAACTGCGGGTACAACGGTTGTTGCATCGACCTCAGCTACATTTACGCCTGGAGAGATTTGAAATGCCATTTTATTCTCCTTGAATTATTATGTTCTTTTGGCAAAATACCATAAGAGTATTTATGAAAGGCTGGTTTTATAACCTTTCTAGTCTGTTCCTCATAAACGAGCCGTATGTTTCCCCACTGTCTGCTCGTTCCCATAAATCACCACCCATAAGTTCGAAATCATGTTCTAGACCATCCTCAATGATAGGTGCAGGTAGAACATCATCGTCCATTTGATTCATATTTTCCAATTGAATCTGTTTACGAATGTCGTGATTAACAATTTCTTTGAAATATTGTTGTGTAGTTACCCATGAAAATATCACTAGAGACATTACTAAGTCGTCATTTGCACCATCTTCAGCACTAAAAGAATTCCTCTGCTGCACAAAAGTGGTCAATTCGGAATATGTATCGAAATCATTAATTAGAAGTTTGTCTCCTTCGATTAGAGTTTTAAGGTTTGAACAACCAATTGCCTTGACCTGAGGAGACATCTTCAGTCCCATCTGAACACCACGAGCAAACCCGGCCGATAATTGTTGTGGTTTTTTATTGCCTGTAAAGATTTTCCATAGGTTCTCATACTCAAAATCTGTATGTAATGAGTCTGCAACCTGTGGATTGTTGTTAATTTCCACCAAAACATACGCATCATTGTAGTATCTGGCCGTATTATAGATGACAGTTGGAAAAAGAATAGGTGTAATAGATGAACTGCTGTAGGTTGCAACCTGTTTATATGGTGTCTGCGAGATATCAATTACTGAGAACGCAGAACTATCTAAATTTTTGCCTTCAGAAACGTCAACTGTGATACAGTATAGGTGGTCCGATTTAGATTCGTTGATGCCTTCTTTGACTGGATGCTCATATATCTTTAATAAATCGTGGTTGGCAACCGGATCATTATATACCAGTTGTTGTAACTTGTAACCAGAAATAAGTGTGTTTGATGAACCCAAGAATTCTGTTTCAAACTCCTGTGAGAACTGCCGTTCAGAGGTGTTACGAATTGTTTCTTCTTTCCATTTCTCATCACGGCCAGGTACATGTGACCAATGAATCTGGAAGTTAACGTAGTTGTTTTTCTTGTTAATCGAATCCATCCACAACTTGTAGAACAGGTTCATACCGTTTGGAGTGGAAACAATAATAATCTTTGTCTTTTTACCTGATGAAATTACAGGGTAAACAGAGTTAAAGAATTCTTCTGCAATATTATTTGGAACGAAAGCAAATTCATCTAAGAATACTATGTTAAAAGAACCACCACGAATGGCGGAACTAGATGTGGATGCAGCGATAATCTTAGAACCGTTCTCCAGTTCTACGTTACCCTTGTTCCATGTAACGATACCTTGTTGTAACCACATAGGTAAATTTTCATAGGCCAGTTGATATTTGCCCAAAATATCACGAGCCAATGCACCTTTGTTTGCCAGCACAGCACAGTTTTGGCTGTCTTTAAAGATTGTTTCCCATAACATATAGGCCACAGTGGTTGTGGTTTTACCAACTTGACGAGGACATTTTGTAATTACAAATCTATTATTTGCAAACAGATGAAGCATTTCTTCCTGAAACGGCCACATATTAAAGTTGATTAGACCTTCATCAACGTTGACAATCTTAATATAATTTTTTGCAAAATAAATTGGGTCGTTTGAACATTTTATATACTCATCAACTTGTTCTTGTGTGTAGTTTACTTTGACACCGGCCTTTTTAAGTAAGGGGTTGTCACGGTATGCTTCACCAAATTTTAAATCATTAATCATTCTTACCTTTGAGTAGTTTGTTCAACTCAGCGGTAGAACCAACAAAGATAGCCTTGTCGATTTTTGTATCGCCTTCTTTTTTACCGTCCATAGTACGCATTTGTTTTTGTACTGCAAGTAATTCTTTATTGGCATCAACCACGTTCTTTAGTAGTGTTGCATAGACTTCAAATGCCCGTGGATGTTGTCCTGCTGCGGCAATATGCCGTAGTTCTTCCATTGCATCTTTGCCATTGTCAATCAACTCTTGTAGATTATCTTTTGTTTGTTGATATGCATCTTCCAAATCTGTTTTTAAATCTGGACCTTCCTCAGTTTTTGAAACAACCGGCACCAAAGGTTTTTCCTTTTGCACTACCGGTGTTACATCAAATATTTTTTCCATGTTTTTGTCAAATGTATTCATATTTTTTAATTGGTTTATAATGCTGCGATTCTACTCTTAAAGTCGTTGAAGTCGGTTGATGCCGCAAGAAGAACTTTTAAATTGGCCAAAGGTATAGATGCACCAACTTGAACTGTGTTGTTTGCAAACTGAATGTTTGAAACATTTGCAATAGATTTTCCACTTAGGTCCAAAGCAACATTACTTGAACCTGAAGATGGTATAATTATTGTTCCGTTTCCTGTGAAATCCCATTTCTCATTAAAATAGGTAATTCTTTGCTCATTTTCTGGACTAGGATTTTGATAGGTAACAGCATTCATTGTATATGAATATGTTGTATTGATAGCAAGTGTTACTGTTGTGTTTCCACTACCAGCTGTATCGCTTGTCGTAGTGGCCGCAGATGGTACGGTCACATATGTAAAGTCTGACCATTTGGTTGAGTTTGAATATGCATATACACCAGATAGAGTTCCGTTTATTGGTAACTGATAAGTGATTGCAATTGTTTTTGAACTACCATTTGGATTTGCATATCCAGTACCAACAATAAAATCACCTTTCACATCCATTTGTCTGTGACCAAGTCTGTTACTTTGACCTGCACCTGGAACTTGAAGTGAATTTGCCCAAGCAAGATATCCGTTGGCTGCAAGTACTTTGTAATTGATGAATCCTGTTTTGCTGTTAGGGTCTGTTGTGGTACCGTTTACATACAAATAATTGTTACTGTATTTAATCCAATTAATTTTTGGTGATGTTACACCAGTTATTTCTTTTTCCCAAACCAATTGATTGTTTGCTCTAAACATATAGATGTTTGTATTTGTTGCAGCATACCAGTTGTTTGATGAATCATAACTTAAACCAATGATTGTATTTCCATATTTGTTGACATTACTTGTTCTAATGTAAACGCCTTCTGTATCAAACTTATGCACTTGGCCGTTTGCTGATCCAACTAATAAACCACCACGATTTGGTAAAGCAATAATAACGGATCCGTTTGCTGCATTACCTGCATTATAAAATGTAAAATACAATTCGCCTGTAATATCAAGGCCTGTAATTAAGTTATGTTCACCAGTATAATATGGAAAATCTTCATCATCAACACAGATATCTTTAGAACCAATTGAATCAGTAATTAATGTATTCCAAACATTTTGACCAAGATAGTTAAATTTTGTAACACGGGTCGACCCGTCAGAAGGAATATTTGTTAGTAAGTATATGTTGTTGTTTCCATCAACTGTTACCGATTCACCAAAGCTTGCTACTAGTATGCCACCCACGTTGGCCGCAGGAACAGATTTTCTCCAATATATTGAACCATATGGATCATACTTAATAACAGTTGCTTGTGGTAGACCAGTAACTTCATTCTGTGTGGTCATTGCCACCACAATATTATTTGCAGAATCAAATGCAACACCATTGCCATATGCATTGTTGGCTTGTGTATCTATTTGACCAAACAAGATACCTAAAGCTCTATGATCATTTTTATCGGTACCAATTTGAACTTGTGTATTGCTATACATTAATTCTGTGTCAAATAATATGTTACCCAATGAAGCTGTATTTGCTTTTCTGAAGGCGGCCGAAGCCAATTCATTATTAATTTGATAAAAACTGTTTGAAGTATTAGAATTAGTTGAAACGCTGGTATACAACTCAGTAAAGTTGTTATTGGTTTTGGTAAAGGCGGTTCTTAATGAATCTCCTTTACCGTCATTTGCTCTAATACCAATATTGATAATTTGTTTAGCCATTTATTTCTCTCATTTGTGGTTTATTGATTTGCGGCCTTGTTGATAGTTAGAACTTGATTCAAAGTATTATCAGCCTTAGCCTCTTCTTTATCAACAGACATGTAATCAATATCTGTACTGACTCTACCAATCGAATCAACTTCAACAAATTTCAATGGGTTCAAGTTATATGATGTAAAGTTGTAATTCGCCAATGTATTGATTCCGTATATAGGTTTATCTGACACGAAGTTTCCTGTTAGTTCTTTTAATCTTAAAACGTTATCTGTAAACTGTACAACAATTCCTGTTGCTGATGCATCATCCGATGTGTATCCTTGATACACCGTTTCACCCACCCTATATGTTCCATAACCAGAATCTAAGTTCATGTAAAATTCAATAATTTCATTCTGTGATACTTGATTCCATATGGAAACAAATGCACGATTAATAACACCTGTCTCTGTTGGTTTACCAAAGATGAAACCCTTTACTGTGAAGTTCAGTGTCCAGATAATCATTCTGGTTTCATTATCTCTACCGCCTTCATATGTAATATCATGTGTGGTAGAATTTAAAATAACAGGAACTTCTTTAATAATACCCATTTCAGGAATCAAATTCAATTTGATTGTATAATCTGGTGTAAAGAATGGTAAAATGTGTTCAATGATTTGTGTGCCATCTTCTATGTTACGTACATAGATGTAAAGATTGAAATCAAAATTGTATGGTACTGGACTGTATTGTGATTTGATTCCTGCCGGTGCAGTACCGGCAAAATTCTTAATGTTTGTGTTTTGTTTCCGACTGGAATCATATGATAGTCCAGCCATTTCAAATGACATACGTGGTAATGTTACTTGGACTTTTTTATCCAAGTTTAAGTCATCCTCAAGACGCATGACATAACGTTCTTTACTTGCGTATGTAATAGGAACAATGAATCTTTCTGATTCTGTGTTGTCTGGTTTAAATCTATACAACGTAATGTTGTCAAACATATTACCAAATCCAACAACCAGTTTTCTTATGACACGATTATATGTTGACATTATATTCTTCCAAACGGGTTGGTTTCTGTAAAGTCAATAATATTATTTGCAGTATCAAACAAGTATGCGTTATCATAAGCTTCATTTCTTGTGCTATCTATTAATGGATCAAATGATGACAAATAGTATCTTGCATTACTTGTTGCACCAATGATTGCAACGTTGTCACGGAATTCACCTGCAATATTTGTAACCTTTAACGAGTCATCTGGCTTAATCCATTCTTGTACTAAGGCCACAACCCACGCATTTGCTTGTGTATTATCTGTAGATTGAAATACAACTTCTCTAGCTTCATATGTTCCAGTTCCAACACCAGTATTCAACTCTAGTGTGTAACTAGATTGTATCATAACATCATCAATGTCTTCCACACCAGTGTCGATAACTTCTTGTGAGTATTTGAATTTCTCTAGTTCTAGTTCATAGAAGAATGGTATCTTTCGGCCTAACATAAAGAAGTCTTTTGTTTGATTTGTGAACTTGATTTCAAACAACTCACCAGTACCATTTAAGAACGGTACATAAATCAAGTCACCTTCTCTTGGTCTTGTAAATATATCTTGTGGTACACGTTGAGAGAAAGAACGCTTTGAAAGAATGATGTTAACTGTGTTTTTAATCTCAAGGCCAAACTTAGAAAAGAATTCTTTTTCGCCACCATATTCCATAGAACTGGATAGGTAGAATTCAATAGGAAAGGCTGCACTGAATCTTTTAATTGGATCTTCACCATACAATATATCTCTATCGGTTTCATTTTCAATAGGCAAATAGTAGGCATCAAAACCCATAATCTTGATTGATTCAACAATCAAGTCCTCTATTACCCTTTGCTCAGCAAGAGAATTGTAATTATTGAAGTATACCGATGTTGCCATATTAGTTCATGAACATTTCTAGTGGTGCGCCATACTTATCACCAATCTCAGCATGTAATGCATCTATCTCATCTTTGGCTTCTGTATAAATCTTATCACCATTTAACTTGACACCACCTGGTAATTGAATACCCTCAAACTTTTTGAGGTTATTTCCCCATGAACGTTTGATTAGGGCTGTTGCATATTCTTTTAACCAACGGTCATTCCAAGCCTGTGTATATACATCTGGATCAATTACTGCATAACATTCGGCAATAACAATTGTACCAACTGGTGCTTGACTGTGGCCCCAACCCCAGTCAATGTAGAGTCTTTGCATGTGTCGTTGGAACCTAATAGGAACCTCACCAGAGAACAGTTGTTCCAACATACGTAAGTGTTGTAATGTCAACGTATAGTTAATGTATGAAGCGGAGGTAAAGTCATACAACTCATTTAAACGCAACTGGTATCTCAAGTCAAACATATTAACCTGTGAATGTGAATCGGAAACAGGAAATATTCTGGTGATACCAGCAATTTGTAGAACGTTGTTTGAAGAATCTCTGGCTTGAGATATGTTCAAATACTTGTTGTTAATGTCTGTCTGGTCTATCGTCTTAATGTAATAGACTTTTTGTAGGCCATCAAAATGGTAATCTTGCCAGTATTGAAGTGCATCATCAATACGGTCTTCCACCTGGTCGTCATCAACGTTGATTTCGATAACTGGAAATCCTAGTCTACGTAGGCAATAATTTTTAAAAGCGGTTCTAGTTGTTATTGTAGCCATATTTTCTCCAAATAGCATAATATATTTAGGCTATAATAATT